AAGGTCCCCGATAAATCAACCGACGATCTCAGCGAACGAAGCGCCAGTACGGGTTGCAGTGAAGCGCAGGGTGATGAAGTTGATGGAGCGGGTAGGCTTCACGAAGATTTCCGCGAAGAACTCGCCACGATCAACGGCGTCATCAGGGTTGTTGCTGCTATCACAAACCACCAGATAATCTTCAATACCACGACGAGACTGAACGCCTCTCAGGTATGGGTCAACGATGTCCTTGAAGGACTGACGAGTGAACTCATCGTTGATTTCAAACAACATGCTCTTGGCAGCATCACTGATTGCTCTCTCGATAACCAGGAACAGACGACGGACGTTGATTCTGTCGAATGCACTGGGTTGAGAAAGACCAGTCTTGTCACCGTAGAGTACAATACCTTCGCCAGGGAATGCGACGATAGGATTGACGCGGGAGGTGTAGAGACGATCTCTCTCTTCTTTCAGAGGAGAGTATGCCAGTTTCACAGCGTTACGAACCTGACCTCTGCTGAATCCAGCAGGCGAGAACCAAGGTTCTGCTTCGATTGCGGTGTCAAGAATGAGACCAGCAACGTCAGGGTTCATGGGAAGATAACGATACTTGTCGTTATACTTGTCATAGATGTACTTATAGTTGTTATCGAAAACAACATAAGAAGAACTAGACAGTTTGTCGAAGTATTCGACAGTCTTGTTGACGATTTCGCCGCTGCTAGGAACACCAATGATGGCGTCGCGAGGAGCAGAAACGAATGCCATGCAGTCCTGGCGGGTTTCGGCAAGGTCGATCATCTTCTGTGCCTTGGCGACAGAATCATCATCGTTGCTCATGGCAGGACCCATGATCACATAATCGATTTCCTCAGTCTCAGGATCGGAGAACAGGTCGTAGGAATCGAACAGCTTGTCACGCTCAGCAGAGTAACCGTCAAGACCACCGCGAAGTTGATACTTCAAGGTAGCGGTGCCCTTGGTGTTAACCAGGGGAACAGACAGAAGGTTGCTACCAGTAGGATCGTCGATAGACTTGATCGCTTCGGTGCTCTTGAACAGGTCAAACTTACGGTTCAGAACGCCACCACCAATATCACCAGTCAGGTTAGTGTCAACATCAAAGAGTTTGATGTTTTCGTGAGCACCCCAGAACAGGAAGGCGGAGTTTGCCTTGACCACATCCTTATAGTACAGGTTGGAACCCTGAGGAGTCTTGGCGTCGCGTGCCTTGGATACGTTCAGGAACTTTTCAAGAACAGCACCAGGTGTACCAGTGATACCACCGTCGCCGTCGAGGACGAGGATGTGCATCAGGTCGCGGAAACCACCACGCTCAGCAGCGTAAACGGAAGTACCAGGACGCTCACCAATAGCAGACCACTTCTGGTTAGGACCATATGTTCTGCTGATGTACTCAGACTCAACAGCAGTGACAACTACGTCGTCACCTTCGTTGATACCAGAGGCAACAGTAGAGGAATCCTTGATGGTCAGGTTGGCGGCGAACTGCTTAGAACCTTCGTTCAGGACAACGGCGAGACGACGTTGTACAGCAGCAACTACGGCGGTGTCGCCAGTAGCAGCACCAGGAGAACCACCAGAGTTACCGAGTTCGGTAATGGTGTCGCCAACAGACAGGTGATCGGAAGAGGTTGAGTCAACAGTCAGTTCAACTTGTCTCTTAGCAGCGTCGTATGCAACAACGCGACCAGTTACGTTACCTGCATTGGCAGTGAAGAAGTTGTCAGCGTTGAACTCACCAACCAAGCTAGCACCAGCGGCGAGAGTTACGAACAAGGAGTAGGAATACACCTTGGAGTAGATGTTAGCGTTAGAGAAGTTAACAGCAGCGCCAGGGGTCATCTGCCACTCAGCAGCAGCGTCAGCAGGCTCAGCGAGGTTCAGAATTTGGTCAGGACCAGCGTCGGTCATTACCACGCGGATGCTGTTGCCGTACGTACCAGGAGTACGAGCAGCCCACTTCCAGTTGTTGGCAGCGTCTTCTACGTTTGCTTCGTACTCATCGATGTTCTTGATCTTAGGAGGAGTAATACCAGTGCTGGTTTCCTCGTCGATGGTAGTCTTAGCAGCGGTGACAGTTCTCAGGTCAACGGCAACACCGTCAGTGTGAGAAGCAGCAGAAGTACCGAGTTGAGCACGAGCAACAGTCAGGTCATTGCCGTTAACAGCAGTAACCTGCAAGATCTCGTCATCGATCTCGATGTAGGAGTTAGTGGTAGCACCCAGAGTAGGAACTGAGGTAACCGTGATAGCGGTGTCAGTGCTGTTCAGGGTAGCACCCTGGTTCAGGGTAGTAGCAGTACCAGCAGGCTCGATCAGAGTGATGTTAGCGCCAGCAGCGTGAGAAGCAGCAGATGTGCTGTACTGTCCGCGAGTAACCGAAATGTCCTTACCAGAGATTGCAGTGATAACCAGGATTTCAGCATCAATCAGGAGGAGGTCACCAACATCAAATCCAGTGGAATCGGCAACGGTAAGAGTCGTGTCGATAGCAGTAAAGTTTGTTTGGGTGAAGGTCGCAGTGTCGATTGCGTTCTTCAAAGCGGAGTTGTCAGCACGGACAACTTTAACGGTTCCACCGTACAGCATAAACTGTGCGACAGAGAACCAGTATTCGTAGTTCTGGTCATTGGGCTCACCGAAGATCTCGATGAGTTGGCGTTCGGAAGAGATATCTACAATCTCTTCAACAGGTCCTTGGGCGAAAGTTCCAACAATAGCGCCGACGTTATCAATCGTCGCATTAATAGTGTTAGTTAGATCTCTCTCCTGGACCAATACACCTGGTGATACTTGTGTGTTGGCCATTGCGGTTTTTTCTCCTGATGAAATTCAGTGGATGCTACTATTATTTAGAAAAATGCACCTTTTCATTGGGGAAACTAGCCGTGAACATCACCAATCAGGATATTCCCACCTATTGTAAACTCGGTCTGCCATCCTATTTGCTGTTACTCTTAGGATAGTACAACTCCTACACTCATAAGAGAATGCACCAGGGTTAGAACCTCTGTCTTTTCTTGTACGATAGAACCCATCAATTAAATCTTTTGTCTTACCGCACGAACGGCATTTACGTTGTGCAAGTAAGATGTGTTCTAGTTCAAACTCTTCTTCAAAATCCACTACCTGTAATCCCACATATAGGACATGTCTCCATAATCTCCTACGGTAGAAGCATTACTCCATACCTGCCCTTCTGGATCGACAAAGGACTCTTCATCTAGACCATCAGAGATGAAACCAAATGGTGCCATGTCTGCTTCAATCTGTTCCTTCTGTTCCATGTACATCCTATGACGTACATCCGCATCGTTTAGTTCTCGGAAGTAATCAGATGTTGCTAACCATGAGAACATGACCAAACACATAGCAAGGTCATCATTACATCCGTCTTCTGCTTCCCATGCCTGACCCTTCTGGATGAACGTAGTTAGTTCTGCAATCACGTCATAGTCGTTGATGATTAGTTTATCATCCTCAATCAACTGTTTCATGTTTGCACACCCAGTCTTCTTGACTGTGGTGGACATCTTGACACCCATCTGTGTCTTGTTACCAGAGAAACCTTGACCAACTACCTGACCCGCTCTGCCACGCATAGCACACATCAGGAGGTTGTCGTATTCGAGATCAAACTGTAAGATGTCTGCTACCTGTCCACCGATGTCATTGACTTCACAGAGCACATATGCATGGTTGTATGCTGTGGCAACTTGGTGTATGATATTCGGGAACAACAGAGGTTTGATTGTGTTGTTTCTGTACTTGGCGACCATCCTATATGGGATAGTCGAAGTATCGATGACTGTGAATGCGGAATAATCTTTTGTTACTCCTCTTGCCACGTCCACAGTTATCACATACTGAGCATCCTTCTTAGGTTCTTCAAATACGTCTAGACCCTTGTTCCTAGTAAGTGGGTCCTCATAGACCATCGTCCTAAGTTTAGAAGCAGAGATGAGGGTATCAACTGATCCTAAGAACTCGCATTCAAACTCTACCCTGAACTGCTCTTCTGACGTGTTCTTAATGGTCTGTTCTTTCCAGACCTCATCACGACCAGGAACTTCGGACCAATGAACCTCTGTTGTTACATACTCATTCTTCCCACGCTCTGCGTCATGCCACAACTTGTAGAACATGTTCATGCCGTGAGGCGTGGAGATGATGATTACCTTTGTGCTTTTACCAGAAGATATAGTAGGATAGACAGATGAAAAGAACTGATCAGCAATGTGGTTCGGAATAAACGCGAACTCATCCAGAAATATGACATTAAAAGACATACCCCTGACGGCACTAGCAGAAGTAGAAGCAGCCATGATTTTGCTGCCGTTCTCCAATTCCAGAGATCCTCGGTTCCACTGGTTGATGCCTTGTTGCATCCACTTGGGGAGATTTTCATAACTAAGTTGAAGTCTTTGTAGCATCTCACGAGCAGTCGCTGCCTTGTTAGCGAGAATTGCTACGTTAACGTTGTCGTTAAAAATAACATACCACAACAGGTACGAGGTAACGATGGTAGACTTACCTGACTGTCGTGGTAGTTTTGCGATGTTGAATCTTTCAGCGTGAAACTTCCTAGTCATATCAACTTGGAAGTCATACATGTCAAAAGGGATCAGACCTTTGTCAAGTGAGATGATCCTGATATACTTTTTGATAAAGTATACTGGGTCCTTTGAACACTTGACGAATTCTTCAACCTGATCTGGGGTGAACGACATTCCGACGTTCGCCTTTTTAAGATTAGGATTACCAAGATAGATCTGATCTGAACTCATTATTCTACGTGTACCGTACCAATCATGCCAGCACCCTTATGGGGACCACACCAGTATGTATAATCTCCTGCCTCAGCAAAAGTAACATCAAACTCTTCACCAGGTAGCATTGCTAATGCCTCGTGAGAGATCTCAGGATGGTCTTCAACCACCACGTTATGAGGTGGGAGCATGTTGTTAACGAAATGAACTGATTCCCCAGCAGAAATAGTAACCTCAGCGGGATCGAATACTAGGTTCCCATTAGAACCCATCTGAACATCTACTGCCCATGCAGGTGCAGCAAGGAAAAGTGTAGCAAGAAAAGCGAATAGAAATTTCATTTTAACCTCTGTATCTAACAGGCCAAGTCGCTTCCATACCAGCGACTAGTAACATAACAAAGGAGAACACAAAGAGTGTGGTCATTCGACCAGGGTGCCATGGGCACGACGAATCTCTTTCAGTTCTTCAAAATCTTTTTGCTTGGTGCCGCCATCATATGCCCAAGCGTAACCTTCTTCAATCATTGCTTCGTTGAGCGACACATCTCCGTCCCCAATGTATAACCACCCAAGAAGACGCCCATATTTGCCAACACCGCCAACAAGTTCAGTACGGATAACAAGATCATCATCACCAGCCACCGCCCCTTCCAGTTTCTCTTTGAGCCAGTTTGTTGCGTCAATGCCTAACTCCTTTTCTTCTAGGTCTTTGGTTCTTTTTTCTGGCGTGTCCACACCAGCAACTCTAACCCTTTCTTTTTTATATAAATCGAATCCGAGGTCGATAGTTACATCAATCGTGTCCCCGTCAAGAACTCTGTTGATCTCTACTACTCGGAAGTTGTAACAACTCTTCCTGTTCGGTGGCACCATTGCTCCCATCTTCTTCTAACTCCTGATATGCTAGTTTCATTACTGTATATATGTAATAAGCAACGCCCGCTAGAAGAATTAAGAGACACCAGATGATAGACCAGGTGACATCATTAACATCTTCTAACGGGCGTAGTATTAGGTTCAAGGATTACGAGGATCAATACCTAAACTATGTAGGTATTGAGTCCACCAGTCTGGATCCTTTCGTTTCCATTTCGGGACATCTTTTCCACGTTCAGAGTACCATTCGTAGAGGGATTTATCGATAGTCTGTGCGATCTCCAAACTCCTCTTCTTCTTCATCAACATCTGCATATGGGTTCTCCAAATAGGGTCCTCGTTTTCGTAGAGGTTCTTTTCGGACATAATCCTGCTCAGTATTGACTGCACTAAGTAGAACAGCTAACTTCATTACTATGTAGATAACAACCAATGGTGCAAAACATAACAACAGAGTTAGTTGATACTTCATCTTACGTCGTGTCCTCCAAACATTGCTCTCATTCCATTCAGAACCTTGGCAGCGAAAGCACCAAGACGGCGCGACTCAAAACGCGAATACAACGCACTGCTGATGACAGGAGCGGGTACGCCAAGATCCACAGCAGCGTGAACCGTCCAACGACCCTCACCACTGTCTGATACTCCCCCATCGAACTTGCTAAGCTCTCGATCACTGCTAAGTACATCAGCGGTAAGATCGAGCAACCAACTACCAACCACGCTACCACGACGCCAACACTCAGCAACCTTAGCAACGTCAATGTCATATTGATAATCGGCAGGGTTGTCCATTGGGGCGACCTCTGCGTCTCCTTCCTTGACATACTTAGATCCTGCATTTGCTTCGTGTAGGATGTTGAATCCTTCTGCATATGCCTGCATGATACCATACTCGATACCATTGTGGACCATCTTTACGAAATGTCCAGCACCTGGTTTGCCAGCGTAAATCCATCCAAACTCCTCAGGGTAGAGAGTGTAGTTTCTGTTATTGGTTCTAGGGGCAGCATTGATGCCTGGTGCGAGTGCATCGAAGAGAGGACGGCAGACGGATACTGCATGATCTGCACCACCAACCATAAGACAGTATCCACGCTCCAAACCATAAACACCGCCACTAGTGCCACAGTCAAGATACGAGATGCCAAGTTTAGACAACCTTTCTGCCCTCCTGCGAGAGTCCTTAAAATTGCTATTGCCATGATCAATAATAATATCTCCCTCCACACAAAATTGTAGTAGCTCATTTAGTGTATCCTCTACTGTTTCTGCTGGTACAACCATCATGAAAACACCTGGCACTTCGCCAGTCATGGGTGATCCTGCGTGTACTACTTGAACAAGGCTTTCCACAGAAGTGGTATATCCACTGATATAACCCGCTTCATATTGTGCCTCAGCTTTTTGAACATTGTTTCTAAATCCATGAACTTCGTGTCCTGCTGCGATAAGACGGCGGGACATACCCTCACCCATCCTACCCAATCCGATCATTCCTACTTTCATTTGTGTTTCTTAGTAAAAGGTTCCCAGTGTTCCCACCCATAATGGTGGACTGCCCACATCCCTAGGATGGGGACGAAGACTAACATAAATCCCATGACACCTAAGCACCATGGGGTATTCATAACTGCCCTAACGAACAGTTGTACGTGACTCATGACGGATAGTCCCAATGTGTAATGTACTCAGTCTTGTGTGAAGGACCCCAAAGACCACCATGATAGATGTAGGGTACAGTACGCACAGGACAAGTATCGCCAGTACAGAGAAGATCGTCAACAATTCGCCAGGATTCCAACACTTCCTCAGAGTGAACAAAGTGTGACTGGTCTCCATGGATGGCATCATATAGAAGTTTCTCGTAACCATCGACAGCATTATTACCATAACTATGTGTTAGAGTTGCTGCTTCCACTTCATCCTTGTAACCAGGTTTCTTCATCTCGATACGAATATCTAGATGAGGATTTGGTTGCAGTCTCATAACAATACGATCATTGGTTAGATGATTGAAGAGTGACAGTGTAGGTGCTTTCAGTTTGATGACGACCTCTACACATTGGTAGGGCATCTTCTTTCCTGTGAGGAAATAGAACGGAACACCTTGCCACCGCCAGTTGTCGATGTAGATGTCCCCAGCGGCGAACGTAGGGGTCTTAGAACCCTCAGGTACACCCTCTTCCTCAGTATATCCATGATACTGACCTGCCACGTATTTTTCTCCCAGTCTTGTAGCAGACAAGACCTTGACCTTCTCTCTGCGGACCTCCTTTGCAGTATTCTTGCAAGGTGGTTCCATAGCGATTAGTGCCAATACTTGGAGCACATGGTTCTGCAACATGTCTCGGATAGCACCAGCACCGTCATAGTATTGAGCACGTCCTTCACAACCGATAGTCTCGGTAGCATAGATCTGTACCTCTTCTATGTACTCCCTGTTCCAGAGGGGTTCCAATAGTACATTGCTAAAACGGGTGGCAAGGATATTATTAACAGTATCTTTACCAAGATAATGGTCAATGCGATATACTTGTTTCTCGCGTAGACATCGAGAAACCACAGATGATAAATGATCAGCAGATTTAAGATCGTACCCAAAGGGTTTCTCAATAACCACACGCGACTTTTCTGGGTCTTCGATGAGTCCTGATGCTTTGAGATTGGTGATTGCATCTTCATACCTCTCGGGGGGAACCGATAAAAAATATGTTGTGTTCCCTTCTAATGGAAGAGAACGAAGACTATCTACATCACTCAGGTTACAAGGAATGTAGTCTAAACGTTCCTTGAATTCTTCGGAATATCTACACTGATCTAAGTGTTCTATCCAAGATTGCTTCGTGTGTTCTGTACGTGAAGCACCAATGATTTTGAAATTGCTTGGCAGTTCTTTCTTATGCCACAGTTTGTACAGTGCGGGAATCAACTTACGTTTGCAAAGATCCCCAGTGGCACCAAAGATCACAATGGTGTCAGTGAGCGGTTCCATTTCCATTATAGTCTTCCGAGTCGTAGTAGTCATTTTTACCCTTTCGTATCCCGAAATAGATCGTGGATAGTACAAAGGGTATTGCTGCCCAAAGTAAGACATCTCCAAAAGTCATAGTTTCTCCATGGCGAGTTTAAGTTCTCGTGAATGGTTTAGTTCGTCGTTCAAGATCTCTAAGATCTTATCATCGTGCCCAGCGTCTGCGAGATACTTGGCATATGTAGTAGCAGCATGGATCTCTACTTCATATGACAAATGGTATGCAGCACGAGGAGCCACCCAATAGTAAACCACGTTAACCCAATAATAGATGAGTACGAGGTGTTTGGCGACAAGGCGATCGATCCAATAACGATTACCACCCCTGCTTTCCATATACTCCAAATGCTCTGTCTCATTGACTGATTGCTCGAAGTGTTCTTTCATCAGATAAAGATGATCAGGTCCTCTGAGTCCCATTGACTCACGGAAATGTAGTACACTCAAAAATGCAAAATAGGGTGCCCGAGCAATTTCTTCGAGCACCCAAAAGCGTTGATAGTCGCGACCCCTATACAGGAAGTCGAGTATGGTGACGGTCCAATTAAGTACCAGGCAGTTTAAGTTCTCCATCTTGGGGAAAATCTTTGTCTAACATATCTAGGCGATCAGCCCATGTCACACCCCCCTCTTGCCCTTTACATGGGTTGATACAGTCAGCGTCTCCTAACTTATTACAAACGAGACCAGCAAGATCTAATTCGTTTCCTTTGCTGCCAGTGCCAGACCAGATGTGTTGTCCGTTGATCCAGACTGCTCCACACTTCTTACATTCCTTCCTAGTTAGAGATAAGTCTGATAACTCTCTTCCTGGGTCACTTTCCATCTTTGATCTCCTTGATTAGGTTTTTGTACTCCGCTGTCTCACTAAGGAGTTGAGACTTTAACTTTCTCGCCATCAAGTACATCCTAAACCTAACCCAGGCGTAACGCAAGGATAAGTCAAGATACACGAATACTCTCATGGTCCCCTCGTAACCAGCATAGAGTACCATGCCAATAACGATGAGGACCATGAGATAGAATGCAAGCATTGGTATCATGCGGATACGGTAAGTATACCACTATTTACCAAAATGAGACATTCATAAGACTTATTTAAGACATCAGTAGAAATTATTAACACTTCCACTTTCTTAGTGCAAGTGCCTTCCGAGTAGGTTCACCATTGGGTTTCTTCATCGGACCCTTCACACCACCCATACGAGCACAGAAGGATCTCTTGCGGGGACCTCCTTCTGGTTGTGGTGCTTTGAGATCGCTACCAGGATTCTCACGCTCATAGGACTTACGTCCCTTTTCATTCAGACCACCAGTCTTGTTCTTACCTTCCTTACGTTGCCAGGCACCTTCTTTCATGTGCATGTCCTGAGTCTGATCCTTCTTCTGTACTGCTTTCATTTGCAGTTGCAGTTTCTGGCGGTTCAGTTGAAGTTGACGACGTTGAAGTTGCTGCTTCTTATTGGCAACAGCATCTTCTTTCAGTGCCGCCTTCTCTTCGCATGTCTTCTCAACACACATCTGACACTTGTTGCAATACTTCTTGCCCTCGGGACAGTTCTTTGCTTCGTTTAGGTATTCCTTGAAACTAATCATTTTGGTTTCTTCGGGCAGTTTGCTTCATGCTTGTCAATCCACGCCTTGGGACGCCAGTGTCCCTTGGGTGAAGTCAGA